ATGGAGTACAACATGGCAACACTTCTAGAGGTTGTGAATGAAGTTAGAGATGCAGTTTTGGCGAGAATTGATCGCGAAATTGCGAAGGGTCAGGAGGCCATTGCGGCTAAGCAGGCAGAGCTTGATGCTCTGATCGCTGCTGAGGACGCAGAGGACGTAGAGCAGGCAGCACAAATCGCTGTATTGCAGGCCCAGATTGAGGATCAGACAGCCGCCAAGGCGGCGCTTGATGAAATCAAGGCTGGTGTAAATGCTGACGTTGCGGTAGTTGACGTAGAGCGGCCAATTGAAGAGCCAGCGGTTGAAGAGCCGGTTGCCGAAGAGCCAGCGGTTGAAGAGCCGGTTGCCGAAGAGCCAGCGGTTGAAGAGCCGGTTGCCGAAGAGCCAGCGGTTGAAGAGCCTGTTGTTGAAGAGCCAGCGGTTGAAGAGCCTGTTGTTGAAGAGCCGGTAGTTACGGACGAGACAACTGTTGTTTGATCAGTAAAAAATTATAGGCGTGCTCGGGAACTAAAAACCCCGAGCACGCTTTGTCTGTTGTATTATAACTTGAAAGGAAAACTCCATGTCCAAGGTGGACGAATACGGATCATTGACAAATCAATATTCCAATTTTATTGCTCTTAGCAAATATGCTAGATGGCTTGACGATAAATCTAGAAGAGAAACGTGGTCAGAAACAGTTGACCGATATGTAAACTACATGACAAAACAGTTCGGCCAGCTTGGTGATGTTGCCGACGAAGTAAGATCGTCTATTTTGAACCTTGAAGTAATGCCATCCATGCGCGCCCTGATGACAAGTGGTCCGGCAGCGGATGACTCAAACGTTGCCATGTATAACTGTAGTTTTGTACCAATAGATAACCTGCGGGCTCTTGATGAAATCATGTACATTCTTATGTGCGGAACTGGTGTCGGGTTTAGTGTTGAGCGAGAGTTCACATTGAAGATACCTGTGGTAGCAGAAGAGTTTTTTGAAACAGACACAACGATTATCGTTAATGATTCTAAAATGGGCTGGGCCAAAGGGTACAAGGAGCTTAACGCGTTATTGATACAGGGTCAAATACCAAAGTGGGATTTAAGCAGGGTAAGGCCAGCAGGCGCACGGCTCAAGACGATGGGCGGTCGCGCTAGCGGAGGCGCACCGCTTGATGATCTATTTAATTTTACAGTCAAAACTTTCAAGAACGCGGCGGGTAGAAAACTAAAGCCAATAGAGCTACATGATATTGTCTGTTATATTGCATCCATTGTTGTAATGGGCTCTGTTAGACGATCAGCCCTGATCAGCTTTTCTGACCTTGATGATTACGAAATGTCAATGGCAAAGTCTGGAACGTGGTGGGAGAAAGAAGGACAGCGTGCGCTGGCCAACAATTCGGCGGTATACAGGACAAAGCCAACCTATGGAGAGTTCCTAAAAGAGTGGAGAAACCTATATGAGTCAAAGTCTGGCGAACGAGGAATCCATAATGCGGATGGTATCAAGAAGCACATCAAGTCGTTTGGACGACGTGAAGCAATTGATGGAATAAGAGCGAATCCGTGCCATGAAATCTATTTGCGTCCTAATCAGTTCTGTAACCTGTCATCTGTACAGATCAGGGAGAACGATTCATTGGACGATATCAGGGGCAAGGTTAGAATAGCTGCAATCATCGGCACATATCAGTCAGCTATGACAAATTTTAAGTATCTGCGCAAGGTATGGAAAGATAATAGCGAAGAAGAGCGACTGCTTGGGATCAGCCTGTCTGGTATCTATGGTCATGAGTTTATGTCAGGAAGAGCGAAACGGGAAATATCGCTGCCTGATTTTCTGACTGAGCTAAGAGAAATCGCTATAGATGTTAATGCTCAATGGGCGAGAAAGCTAGGGATTAATCCATCTACAGCTGTGTCAGCAATCAAGCCAGAAGGCACTACTGCACAACTAACTGGGGTATCAAGTGGTATTCACCCTTGGTTTGCTCCGTATTACATAAGAACAATTCGTGGTGACAACAAAGACCCAATGACAAAGCTGCTCAAGGATCAAGGGGTACCAAACGAACCAGATATAATGAACCCGGATGACACAACAGTATTTAGTTTTCCAATCAAGGCACCAGTTAACGCAGTAACAAACAAAGACATTACCGCAGTAGAACACATGGAACTATGGCGCACTTATTACAAGTATTGGACCGAGCATAGTCCGTCAGTTACAATCACCGTGCAAGAGTCTGAGTGGGCCGATGTTGGAGCATGGGTATATAACAACTTTGATGACATTGGGGGATTGTCTTTCTTGCCAGCTGATGACCATATTTATAAGCAAGCACCATATCAGGAAATAACCGAAGATGAGTATAATGCCTTTGTTGAGCAAATGCCACAGAACATTGCCTGGCATGAGCTTTCTTTGTATGAGCTATACGACAACACAAGCGGGTCACAAGAATTAGCGTGTGGTGGCACAACAAGTTGTGAACTTGTAGACATAAGCAAGTAATAGCCAATGCGGTATAATTAGATCACTATGACCGCATCTAATCTATATGCCACAAAACTATATGCTGAGCACCCTGTTGGACTTTGGCCAATTGATGATGATTTATCTTATCTATCATTGATTGGAGGTACCAACAGGGTGCTTACCAATTGGTCTAGCTTGTCCACTGTGGCACCGTACAGCGGATTTTATGCGGACGGCATCCAAGACCCGATATTCAAAGACGACACAACATATAGGGTATCCGGAGCTTATTCAACAGTAACAGAAGGCGACAAGACATACTACGCCTTTGGTATAGAAAGCCCAGCCCTTTTCAATTTTTTCAGCGATCTTAACCACGAACAAAAAGTATTTAGTATCAATACATACATTTACCATAGTGTTCCGGCAGCTTTTTATGAACTTGGATACAAATACAATGATGGAACAAAAGATGTTCTATTTACAGAGAGAATAAGCGCGGGTAGAGCAAAAGAATGGATCAGAGTTGGAAAGACCTTTGATCCAGACCTAAGAGTAAACAAGGCTGCATTTGTATACATCAAGGTGTATTTCTCAGTAGCTGACGGAGCATCCTTTTTAATCAATGGTACCAGCATAGGACAATGGTCAGAAACACAAAGCCACATGTCCCTAGGAGTTCACCCAACCAAGATAGGCAGGTCTACGGGCATACCAGCATGTTTAGATAAAGACGTTTTGGGTATTGAGTTGCATGAATATGGAAATGGACAAGACACCGCCTACGCTACCGTTCAAGACAATAGGTTGTTAGCTATAAATGACGGTATTCCATTGGTATATGGATCAGCGTCCGTTACCACACTCATCCCCTCAAATAATATTGGTACAAAGGTGCCAAGCCTTATTGTTCCGGGTAAAGGATTTTTGAATGGTGCTGGAAGATACGCTAACCATACGCTTGAGGCTTGGGTAAGAATTGACAGCACGGCGAGCAACAGCCGCAGGATCATTGGTCCGCTAGCGTCATTGGATGGCATCTATGTTTTGGACAACTCAATAGCTTTGGTTATTGGAGACACCGTAAAGTCTTATTCGGTTGGTGAATGGTATCGCCCAATGTTGTTACATGTTACCCTAAAGGATTCCGAAGCTGCGCTGCTCATCAATGGTGACAAGGTTATATCTATGCCATACAAGCAATCTTCTGCCGTGCTTCCAACCAACACGTCTTATAATCAGGACTGGATTGGATTTTACAGTTGGGAAGATATACGTGTATTTGAAATAGACAGCATTGCTGTATTCCCATACATTGTTCCACCAGAAGTTGCTAAGCGTAGATTTGTGTGGGGGCAAGGGGTTGACTCACCAGAGCTTATAGACTCTCCGCATCTTGGTACTGCACACTTTATAGATTTTGCCTATGCTGGATATAGGGCGAATCAGAGTTACCCTGAATCAGCGAGATGGGACTCTGGTGCATATGACAACCTCAGTGTTACAAGATACGGAATCAAGGCTCCGGCGTATGTATTACCAAATGTGGTATCCGGTCGCAGACCCGTCAAGAAGATTATGGAACAATCCAAAAAGCAGTGGACAATTGCTGGTGGAAAAACGTTTATTAGATTCAATGATTCAACAATTACAGACCCAGCCTATATTTACTTTAGAAGTGCAGATGTTATTACTGGAGCGGAGCGTGTTTTTTATGTAGTATGTGACGGTGATTCGTATGGTCCTGTGTTCGTGTTTTTGAATAACGCAACCGGAAAAAGACTAAGGGCAGACATATCGTCTGGCACTCTTGTCTATAGTTTTGACGGAGTTCCGTTTGGGACAAAAGCTGTTGCTGGAGAATGTGCAGTTGGTTTAGATTTTACCACGGTACCAGCAGATGTTTCTGATTTCCTCAAGAATACAAGTCAAATAGAGCTATTGGTTGGTGGAGACGGGGCCGAGACATTTGGCGGAAACATCTATCGTGTTGGCTTTTGTAGCCGAGAAAACAGCGCCGGTATTGAAGCAGATTTTACCGATGGAATTATAGATCACAATGCAGACCTTGGTGACTTTATTGCAAGTTATACGTTAGCTCCGGTAGCACAGTTCGGAAAATACTATCTTGACATAATGGCAGCCGGTACATGGACCGAATCATATCCCCTTGGTTATTTTGATGCTGACAACAAACTGGACTTTTTGCAGTTCAATATAGGTGTATCAGACTCCACCGTTGTTGCGCATGGCAGAATATCCAAGGTATCAAGCAAGGCCGTCTTGTTCAGTAGTGACATAATAGAACCTAATGCAGCTGGAATTATAGACCTCACAAAGAGCACTGACTACCTGTCCAAAACCCTGTTACTAAAAAACAACACAGTGATCGTGCCACCAAAGGGCATTGACATTGACGAGCTTGTGCTTACGCTCAAGCTAACAGTAAATGTGCATGGAATATCTACAGAGTCGTTTTACCTAAGAAACATGTCTCTGGCGTCTGTTGCTGGCACCGGCACTGAGTTCATGAAGATTGGAACGTCGCATGGAAACGTGTTGTCCCCATATACAAAGGTCGGCAACTATTACACCAACAGAGTTGACAAGCCGTGGACAATCTATAAACAAACTACACCATATTTGTATTTGACAAATGATTCTGGCATCCACCCCCTGACATCTATCCAAGTAAATAGCGAGTCCGGTCTATGGATAAACATGAACAAGAATCGCGCCAATGATTTTAAGATTTCTGCCATGCAAATATGGGTCAAGTATGCAGAGCCAGATGTACCGACAAAACCAACAGAATTGTTCAGCGTTAGATCAAAGGACCGGTGGATCAAATTTATGGGCGTTGATGATGGCACTGGCCTCAGGGTCCGCATTTATTCAATAGATGGCTATACCGGTATGGATTATACGGGGGTAAGATTTTACCAAGACGGTGATGACGTAATAATGCCATTCATTCAGAACAATCATTGGACGGCTTTAGGTTTTGATTTTGAACCGTTGCTTGACCTGTCTTTGGGATTTGGGTCTATTTGTTTGATATCTGGCTGTTTATTTAACAATATTGTGTTTTATCAAACGTCAAGTCTGCAAGAGCAATACATTTATGCTTACAGAACATGGAGTGCCGTCAAGAATGATGGGACGACCGATTTAGCATGGGAATATTGGAAGGGTGACCCAGTTAGCAAAACGTGGGATGAAGTTTCCAAGGCAATGACGATAAGTTACGGTGCTTCTATAGGTGAAATCTATAAAACATACATAGGAACAAACCGATTTGTTGTTGATAGCAATAATACACTTCAATTCGGTAACAGCAAATCAACGGTCATATCTAGCGAGATATCAACCGTTTCTGACGGCTCATTGACCAAGATATCCATTACAAATGACCCAAACTGGTTGGTATTAACCAAAAAGCCATACTAAAAAGTGCATATGGTATAATTCAATACGTGGGTAAATCAAATGTAAAGCTAATCGATAATGTATATGAGTGGGGTGTCTATTTGTGGCAATTGCCTAATGGACATTTATTTCACGACGGTAGCGGAAGCTTTTTGTCAATTCAGGCATACAAGGATGACCTAGAGGCTATAGGGAAATTGAGAAAAGCAGCTGCATATCATGGACAACCGGATGGAAAGCCTTGGTGGCAATCCGGCGGTAGACAAGTATCCGAGTCTGAATATTCAGAGCAAGTCGACAGGCTGAAAGAGGGATATATCCCATCTATGAATGATCTAGGTGCAGTCCTAGATGCAAAACGAGGTCTTGAGGCGAACGGATCAGAATGATTAGCGCAGATAACACACCAGATTATGACAACATTATCAATGTTGCTATTGGTTCAAATGTATCATCAATAGATACATTCGCGGGTGCAGACCCATTTGCCAAGTCTTGGGATGACCTGCGCACATACAGTGGTCTTGATGATGCCAACGCCAAGCGAAGAATGACCCGCAAGGCCAATACAATTTTTGGTATGCCACCAACACCAAAATATGAAGATGATTCAAAAATGCAGCCGTCTGGCATAAAAGAGGTTGGATCAAAGCAGATCAACCCCGGAAAAGAATACGCCAACGGATATAGCACATTTGATGTTATTACTCCACCGTACAATCTGTATCAGCTTGCTAGCTATTATGATAAGAACTTTGCTAATCACGCTGCAATTGCGGCAAAGGTGATGAACGCTGTTGGCAATGGTTATTCTTTTGATATGACGTCCAAGGCAAAGCAAAAAAAGGCAGACTCTAAGAATAAAAAGGATTTGGCCTTTATAGACAAGAAGGTTAATCGCCTTAAGTCTGAACTAACAGACCTTATAGAATCCCTTAACGATGTTGACTCATTTACAACCACTATGCGCAAGGTTGTTACAGACCTAGAGTCCACTGGAAACGGGTATATTGAAATAGGTAGAACTGTAAGGGGAAACATAGGATACCTTGGACACATTCCAGCTATTACAATGCGTGTACGCCGTCTGCATGATGGATACGTCCAGATTATAAATAATAGAATCGTATACTTCCGCAACTTTGGAGCGGTAAATAATGATCCAATAGGCGGAGACCCATCACCAAACGAGATTATTCACCTAAAGAAGTATTCTCCTTTGAACACATATTATGGAGTTCCAGATATCACAAGCGCCATGCCAAGTATGATCGGCGACGAGCTTGCGGAACAATATAACGTAGATTACTTTGACAACAAGGCTGTTCCCAGATATATCGTTGTAACCAAGGGTGCAAAGATGTCTAGCGAATCCGAGGATCGTATGTTCAAGTTCTTGCAGACAAACCTTAAGGGTCAGAGCCACAGAACGCTATATGTTCCGTTACCAGCAGACACTCCAGATAACAAGGTGTCGTTTGAAATGATACCTGTTGAGAATAAGGTTCAAGAAGCTTCGTTCAAGGAATACAGAAAGGCCAACAGGGACAATATCCTTGTGGCTCATCAGGTTCCGCTATCAAAGCTCGGGTCTACAGATTCTTCTGCTGTAGCGTCTGCTATTTCTCAAGACAGAACGTTTAGGGATCAGGTTTGTCGTCCTCTCCAGCAATACGTTGAACGATCTGTTGCGCAAATCGTTTCAGAGCAAACGGATATGATAGAAATCAAGTTCAATGAAATGAATATTGTTGATGAAGTTCAGCAGTCTACTATTCATAAGACATACTTTGATATAGGGGCAATGCTTCCGAACGAAATCCGTGATGATATTGGTCGGCCAGCAATTGAAGGTCTGGATGAAAAGGCAGACAAAGAAAAAGAAGCTCAAGACGCTAGGGATAATGCTAGGGTACAGCAACAGTCGGACGGTCCTTCGGCAATTACTGGACGTAATCCAAAAGGCTCTGGCAGCAAGCAAGACGGTAACAATGTATAAAATACGATATACTGTTAGAAGGAGTGATTATGTCTGACCTACAAACTACATCGGTAATTATTAATGGCAATGATTTCGCCTTGTCCGTTCCTTTTTCAAAGGTAGACAAGGAGCGCAGAATGGTGCACGGATTCGCCACCTTGGATAATCTTGATAACCAAGACGATATCGTATTGTATCAAGCGTCCGTTGATGCCTTTAACCGCTTCCGTGGCAACATTAGAGAAATGCACGACAATACAAAGGCTGTCGGCAAGATGGTGTCGTTCCGTCCAGAAAAGCATTACGATAATGAAACTGGCAAGGTCTATGACGGGATATTGGTTAGCGCATATGTCTCAAAGGGTGCTCAGGATACTTGGGAAAAAGTTCTTGATCATACGCTAACAGGCTTTTCAATCGGCGGTAATATCAAAAAATCCGTCAATAAGTTTGACGAAGAAACAGAAAAAGTTATACGGATTATAGAAAAGTATGACCTTGGAGAATTAAGCTTGGTGGATAACCCCGCTAATCAGCTGGCAACGGTGCTCAGCTTTGAGAAAGGGCAAGACGCGGGGTACATATCAAATGTTGACATAGACAATATATTCTTTTGTCGTGTACACAATATAGTCATGTTTTCTGGAGACCAAAGCGCGACATGTTATGAATGCGGAACTTCAATGTCTAATATAGGCTTTGTTGAGTCAGGCGACCCAGACAAGATATCCGTTACCAAAGCAATGCTTGCTAACGTAAAGAATGAGCCAAAGCCTGATGACTTTGTTGAATTTGACGACGGTATTGGAAAAGTAGAAGCCGTTCATACATCTGGAGAACTATTCTGGCCTGAAACTGGAGAGCTATTTAAGTCGTCTCCATCAGACCCATTAGCTATCATAACATTTTATGAACAAAACAATGATACAATGATTAAGACTAATCATCGCATAATTAAGAATTTATCATCTTTAACCAAAATTGAGGGGGTCAAAAAGGTGGATAATGAAACAGATGCAACAATAGAATCGGTTACAACTGATCCAATTGTTGAAGAGACAGCCGATATCAGCAAGGCGGAAGACGTTGTCGAGCCAGCTGTTGAAGCCTCTACCGATGAGGTAATAGAAAAAAATGATTTTGACGAACTAAAGGAAATGCTAGCAAGCATTACAAAGACCTTGTCTACAATTCCTGATGTTCTAGGAGCACTTGCAGATAGCACCAAGGCAGTCAACGAAAGAGTAACAGAACTAGAAGCTGTTGCAAAGTCTTCCGTTGCCGGTCTAACTGAGGTTCAGTCAGAAAATGAAAAACTTGGAAAGCGTATGGAAAGTGTGGAAGCTTCTACCGCATTCCGTAAGTCTGCCGATGTGGGCGATATTGTGCAGGCTGCACCAGAGGTGCAAAGTATTTGGGGTGGACGTTTCCTCGACGGAACCACCGGATTATCAAGATAGAAAGCAGGAGGTGAAAATATGTCAGAGGAAATTAAGGACGAAACCCTAAGCAAAGCTACTTCTGAAGGTGCGTTTGTTATTGGTGGAGTTGGTGGTGTTATTGATCCCGCAGGTAGCCTTGGAAACGCTCCCGTAGTCAACTATGGTCAATTCGGCACTCCGACCTCTGTAAGCCCAACAGGTGGAGCTACCACAGGTATCCTACCACCGGAAGCGGCAAACCGTTTCATTGATTATATTTGGGACGCAACAGTTTTAGCTAAAGAGGGTCGTCACGTAACAATGCGTGCGAACACAATGGAACTGTCGAAGGTTAACATTGGTGAGCGCATCATTCGTGCGGCTAATCAGGCTGATGGAGACTACATCAACACTGGTGCTAAGTTCAGTAAGATTGAACTTACAACAAAGAAGGTCCGTCTGGACTGGGAGATGTCTTCCGAGACACTGGAAGATGGTCTTGAAGGAGCAGCATTTGAGGACCACATTGTACGCCTGATGACAAATCAGTTCGGAAACGATATTGAAGACTTGGCGATCAATGGTATTGGCGATCAGGTTGATCCATTCCTTGGCATCATGAAGGGCTTTATTGCTCAGGCACAGGAAGACGGTCATGAGGTAGTAAACTCTCAGGCAATTACAGAGTGGACTCCTAATGTTATGCAGGGAATGATTGATGCGCTACCGCGTAGATTCCGTGCACTAAAGAATGGTTTTAGATTCTACACAGGAACTACTGTGTTCGGAAACATCGTAAGAAACAATGGAACTGTTGCAAACGCTGTCTACCAGACAACGTCCAACACCCAGCGTTACTTGGATGGTGCCGATCAGATTCTTGGACCGGCAGGCACACAGACGAGAGTCCTAGGCGTCCCCGTTATTGAAGTCCCATACTACCCAGAAGATTATGTTGAACTGACATTCCCACAGAACCGCGTCTGGGGTATCCAGCGCGAAATCAGACTGGGTAAGCAGTACAACATGAAGAAGGACACCACCGAGTGGGTTGTGTTCATGCGCTTCGGTCTGGCTTGGGAAGAGCTTGACGCAATGGCATGGCAGACTGCTGCTGGTGTTCCTGCTACTACAACTACAACCACAACTGGAGCGTGATTATAATGGCTAACACAACAGCAATTTTTGCTAACAATGGAAGCAAGTGGACAAGTGCCACACAAGCACAGCAGGCTGCAAGTGAAGCTGCGCAGGCCGCAGCAACAGCTTTGCAGACACCATATGATGTTGCACAAGGCAATGGAGGAACAGCACGCAATGCTGCGGCTCTGGCTGCAACAGAAGCCGCTGCTGCTGCTCGTAAGGGTAGCCTAACACCGGCATCGGCATCATGAGCTAGTTCATAGCACAAAGGAGGGGGTCTTCGGGCTCCCTCTTTTGTTGTTATGAGATGATATAATTGTGTAGACGAAAGGATTTTTAATGTCTGAAAATGCAATAGAAGTTGTTATTGGTGCAGAAGCACCGGTTGAAGAGGTTGTGGCAGTAGAGGAACCAGATAAGAGAACCCCTAGATCAAACAGAGCCAAGGCACGCAGGGCAGAACCAGTAGCCGAGGTGGTAACCGAGCCGGTAGCCAAGGTAATTCCTCCTGGTCAAGACAAGGTTGTTATTTGGGTAAGTCATCCAATTTATTGGCCAGAGAATGGTAAGCTATCCAAGGGTTACAATCTTGTCAATCGTAAGGTTGCAGACCTATGGATCGCTAGAGGCTGGGCGCGTCTTGCATCTCCAGAAGAAGTAGCTCAAGCTTACAAGGCATGATAGATGACGACACTATATAGAATTCCGGGCACAGACTACCGCTACAAAATAGATGCCACGGGTGTTGACAAGATAGTTGTCGGTGATGTTATAGGGCTTTTTACTGACTATACCCCTGTTGGCTTTGATGTTGACTGGGACAGTAGCTATATTGATCTTGCACCATTCAGCAATCAAGATAGAACTGTGACAATATCAGCATACAACGCTGTTGGCGATTTGTTGTTTGAGCAAGCGGTAGAAATAGTTAGACCATACGCCACGCCACCAATAGGTGCGACGGAAGCGGAAGTAACAGATTTTTATGCAAAAGAATCCATAGCCAGAACAGTTATAGACAGTCTGACTGGCGGATTTTATTTGCGTAGAAAAATGATTGGATACGAGTCCATGGGTGGAGACATAATACCGCTCAAGGATAATATTATCAAAATCTTCCGTGTTTGGGAAAATGGTCGATTGGCATTTGATGTAACAAGTGCATCTTTTGAACACACCAAGCTGTTTTTTATTAGCTCAGACCGCTCGTCAATTATTGCCCATACAGGTCAGGTCAATAGAATTGCTGGCAATAGCTCTCGCACTGGGTGGGCTCCATCAGACTATACCCGCGAAACATACGATTCTATTGATATGTCAAGACCATATACGTCTGGCAGTTTTCCAAAAGGGTTTGATTATGTGCTTGATGTCTTGCAGGGATATGCTTATTTGCCATCAGAAATTACGACAGCAACAAACCTGCTCATTAATTCTGGCCAATGCACGGATCAGTACCTAAACAGATATATAACAGAATATGATACTGATCAATACAGAATAAAGTATTCCAAGGAGGCGCTAGACGGTACTGGCAATCGTCAGGTTGACATGATTCTTGCTCCTTTTATAAACTCAAATGGAGCCATTAGAGCCGGGGTAATGTGATGGTTTGTGCCGAAGAAGATTTCAGATTTCCACTAAAAGCAGACATTTATTATGCAACGCTTGTACAAAATTATATTGGAGAAATGGAAAAGTCTTGGGCGCTTGGTCATGCAAATGTAGCTTGCGAAGTCCGTAGCGATAAGTTTAATTCAGACGCGAGATACTCAATGTCTGCCAGAGAGCCATTCATGGACACTCCATTGTTGATCTTTGGTAGATTTAGGGACGATATAAGAATTGCATCAGGTGGGGCGTCCATAGCGCCAACAGATATAGCGGTAACAAATGTTAGGTCGTATTGTGCCGATACGGATATCTTTGTGGAAACGTTTGGTGGCGAGCATGTGCCAACAGTGTTTGAGCTAAGAACATTCCAGCCGTTCGTAAATCCTTGGGGACAAATAGAGTATTACAAAGTACAGCTGGTTCGCATGGAAGACCAGATAGAATTTTTAGATGGAATAACGACAACAACAACTACGGTGCCCGCATGATAGATGTGTCAGAATTAACAAGAACCATCAATAATGTCACTCAATATGGGTATGGGTTTATTGACACCATTGACAAAGAAAAGACAATGTTCAACGCCACAATTGCGGCCACGGCGGTAGAAATCCTGTCAGCTTATATTGATTCAAAGGCAAAATTGGACCCATCTAGTCTGCATCACGTTTATGAACCGGGGATGGCCGGAGACGCAGCGGGAAGACTATTTGAATTCAGTACACACATATACGCTGACACAATAACAATCAATGGAACCTTTTTAGAATCATCTGTTGAGCCACTGACTGGTGGAGAGCCATTTAGACAGCGTGCACCAATTATGGAAGCCGGTGCATCAATTAGAATAGAGCCAGTCAATGGTGAAATACTTGCATTCATGGATGAGGACGAACTTGTCATTATTAGTTCTGGTGTCACCGTTGAACATCCGGGCGGAATAGACGTGGCTCAATCCTTTGGTGATACCGTCTACGAATTTTTTAATACATATCTTACAAAGGGCGCTCTCGGAAATACGCTGACGGCAATGTCTAGATCAACAGAATTCGGCAACATGTTTCCCACTGGAGCAAAGGCCGGGAGGTCTGCTGGAGTAACTGCGGCAAGACAATACTTGAAACGAGGGGCACGTGAGTTTATCTGATATATCTAATCCGTTGTTAGTTTTACGCGGGTACTTATGGGACACCTTTATACAAATAGACCCTAGCTTGCTAGACACATATGGAACAACAGTTCCAATCTTCCCAATAGCAGACACTTATGCTGGAAATGACATATGGAAAAATAAGGCGTACTTTATTTATAACACTGTCTATGGAAGACCTGTTGACGAGTTCTACCCTGTCAAAACAGAGCTTGTCCATTATTCGTTGAAGGGCGATGCGTCGCAAACATTCCAATGGTCCAGAGCTTTGCAGTTTATTTTAGATAGACAAGATGACGCTGCCAAGGACGTTAACGAATGGAACAGGCTTTATGGTCAAAGCGACATATTCTTTCATAACATTAGGGTATTCCAAGTTGAAAAGAGCGCGGGTAGAAATTACATTACCGACCAAAATGTCATTACAGATATGATAGTCAAGATTACATATCATTACACATCAACAATAGATGACATAATAAAAGTCTAAAACTTGCAAAAAGAATGCTAGACTGTAAGTAGAGGAACGCCCACAAAACTCTATTTATTTAAGGAAGTGATTTATATGGCAAAGTATGTTACAGGGGACGCCAAGCAAATTATTGTTGGCGCGGCAGCTTTCTTTGTTGCCCGTGCAGGCGGTGAGCTTGTTACTACAGACCTGCCAGCCTTTGTAAGAGACACAAAGTATGCAGATACGCTGTCAGACACTGCCGGTGCAGCAAAGTTTAGAAACGTTGGCTATACTACAAACGGTTTGGATATGACATTTACACCAGACTTTGGGGAAGTACAGGTAGATCAGCTACTTGACTCCGCAAAGCTGTTCAAGCAGGGTATGCAGGTAAGCCTTAAGACTGCGTTTGCAGAAGCTACATTGGAAAACCTATTGGTAGCTATTGCGGCTAAGGATGAAGACCTTGTGCATTCTGACGTAGCAAAAGACCCGTTTACTCCATCAACTGGCACAGCAGAAGTTTCAATGCTGGACTTGAAGGCCGGAGAACTTGGTGAGTGCCCACTAGAGCGTGGAATTATCGCCGTTGGTCCGGGTACTGGAGACTGCACATCTGCAAATGGTAAAGAGCGCATTTATGCTGCTCGTAGAGCATTGAGCATGGAATCCGTAACTGTTAGCGCAAAGCGTGATGCGGCTTCGGTCTTTGAGGT